GTGGACAGGATAGCAACAATATGTTGCATTCATTTATTGATAATAATATTCATCTAGACCAAATTATTATTCAAGTACCCAAGCCCATGCTTAAACACATTAAAGCAAAAGACGATACAGACTTTAGTAATCACTGGGCTGAATTTGAATATCAAGCTATTCCCTATCTAAAGAAGCACGAGCATCAGCTAAGAAACACTACGATTACTGTGCAGGATATGAGCGTAGCTACATTAGATACGTTCAAGCATGATAATTGGACAGAGATTATTCAACCCGGCGCCTCATATAACTTGGGCGTTATCAGTAGAGCAATGTGTCAGTTCAATGATGTTGAGATATTGAAAGTATCTGAGAAGGGCAAGCGTTCATGTCAGTTACTAGGTATCGACAAGCCCTTAGTACACTATGATGGTACGGGCTATTACTGTACATTTGCTGACCAATCAGCGTATCATATTGAACCCAGAGACTATACACTAAAAGACTTGTTTGATATATCGGTCACCGAGTTCTTTTATTGGACACCAGATATGCCCGAGATTGTTGTTAAGCAAGCACAAGAGATTAAGGCTGCGTGTGAAAGTAATATTCTTGTGCAGAATCTATTCAACAAGACATTGAAGCAGGAAGTAGGTATCTTCCGCGATGTGATGCAATCTATCATATACGATCCTACGCATAGACCAGACTTTCAAACAGGAAAGCCCGGACAGAATGTAGGTAGAATATTGAACCGTTGGTTCTACGAGGGGGTAGGCGGTGACTTACTTCACAACTATGAATATGCTATTGATATGATGGGCAAGGGTATAGACGAGAAATACTTCAACAGCAAAATACATACACATGGATTCAGTTCCATACATTCTAAATTTTACAAACTATGAAAAAACTATTTTTAATTCTTTTATTATTAACTAACTCAGCAATGGCTCAAGACATTGAGGTCATTGTATCCGTACCCGCAGGGAACTTCTTAGACTTATTGTGTCGCAATGTGATGGAATCATATGATTCATTGTATGGTACTAAGTCGGTTGTGATTAACGTTGCAGGTGGAGACCAAAGTCTAGGACACAAAGCATTTATCAACAACAATAAAGCAAAGTTTCTATGCGGTGGCAATAGTGTTGTCGGCTTGAATCAGAAGCTATTCCCAGAATCAAGCCCAAGTGCTGATTCAATAAGACCTGTTGTAGGCTTAGTAACATTGAGTCAGTTTGTCTTTACTCCTAGTGGGCATCCTGACTCAGTTACAGGATTAGTCAAGCGTAGCAAAGAATCAGGTAAGCCTATCTTAGTGGGTGGGTTTTCACACAATAGCACTAGATTGTTTACTATGTATTTGGAGAAGCTAAATGCCAAGTATGAATTAGTGCTGTACAAGAACCCTGCAGAGAGTTTAGTTAGCTTGCGTGAGGGTATCTTAGATGTATATGTAGATAGCGGAACTATTAAGCCATTGTTAGACCAATACCCATACGTTAAAGAAATCGCACACGTTGCGCCCTCAAAGCGTAGTCATACTGAAAACATCTACGAAAAGGTTCAGCCGCATAGCGTAGGATTAATCACTGGGTCAAATATCTATATGAAAGCTGACGCTAGCGATGAGGAAGTTCAATTCTTTAACAAGAGAATGAATGCAGCTATTGCAACTCCAAGCAGTCAGGCTTTCTATAAAAGTCGTATCCCCTTCCATACCCCTATAAATAGTACGGTAAAGTCAGCAGAAGCTAGAATCAAATTCACAAGAGAGTACCTAGACAAATATTATGTTCATAATTAATTTCTTTAAAAAGCTAGTCAGAGAATACAAATACCGTAAGCGTATCAAAGAATTACGTAAGCGAGATCCTTTCATTTATTAATATGGATTATATCGGAATCAGTTGCGGCTTCCATGATGCCGCTTTATCAGTTGTCAGTGACAAGGGTGAGATTACGTTCGCTAGCCACAGTGAGAGATATTGCGGCAATAAGCACACAAAGTACTTGAACATTGATATCGTCAAGGACGCTATGAATTACATAGACGACCGACATGATATTGAAGTTCATTACTATGAGCGCCCGTTTATGAAGTATCTACGTCAGTTACGTGCGGGTGAAGATACTTGTATTGCTAATTTATTTGCTAGTAATATCATCGGTAAGGGTGTGTTGCATCAGTTACAAGATGGTCGCGGCGGCAAGATTCATACACATAATCATCATTTGAGTCATGCGGCAGCAGGGTTTCAAACGAGTCCATTCACTGATGCTACCGTCGTTGTGATTGACGCAATCGGAGAGTTCGATACTATAACTATATGGGATGCCTGTTATAAGAATGGTAAGGCGCAGTACAAGAAACTGTACAGTAATAAATACCCTAACAGCATTGGATTGTTCTATAGTGCAATGACACAACGGGTGGGTTTGGCACCCATGGATGAAGAGTATATTATGATGGGTATGGCTGCATACGGTGAACCCAAACACTATGCTCAAATGCATATGGATCTGTTAGAATCTAGCAGTGACCTTGAGTTTAAGCATAACTTGCACATAGGTGTTGACAATACTTACTTAGATGGCGCTGACAATATGGACATTGCCGCTAGTAGTCAACTACTTGTAGAACAATTGATAATGCAAGTAATGCAAAAGGCAAGAGTGTATGGAAAGAGTAAAAACCTTGTTTATGGAGGTGGTGTCGCCCTCAACTGTAGTGCGAACAGACTCCTCGGACAGAAATTCGATAATATATGGATTATGCCTAATCCCGGTGATGCTGGTAGTAGCCTTGGTGCTGCCGCTTTGGGGTATGGGGGTAGAATTGACTTTCGGAGTGCTTATCTTGGGCATAATATTCCTGGCAATTATCCTGTTAATGACATCCTTAGTGAGTTACTTACTAAGCAAATTGTGGGTGTGGCATCCGGTCGAGCAGAGTTCGGCCCTCGTGCACTCGGAAACCGTTCGCTCCTTGCAGACCCTCGAGGCAGCACGATTAAGGAGACAGTAAATGAAATTAAACGTAGACAAAAATTCAGACCCTTTGCGCCAGTTATTCTGGAAGAGTTGGTTGACGAGTATTTTATTATGCCTGACAATTGGCGTGATAGTCGCTACATGCAAGTCATCGCTACTTGCAGGTGCCCTGACTTATTTCCTGCTATCGTTCATCACGACGGGACTAGTCGTGTCCAGACTGTGCCAAAAGATGGATCAGGAATCAGAGAACTACTAGAGAAGTGGTATGTAATGACTGAATGCCCTATGCTACTCAACACGAGTTTAAACATCAGAGGCGAGCCAATGGTCAATGATAGAGAAGATGCAGATAGATTTGAAGCACTATATGGAATTCGTGTGATATCATAATGTTAAGAGATGTATTTTATTTCGGCAGTAAGCCGAATGCACACCCAAGAGAACAAAAGGCAAATGACTTAGCACATGCTAGGTCATTGTCCACTACAGAGCATTTCTGGATAGTCAATGATGAATGTGACTATAGAGACTTTGATTGGAACTTTGACTTTGACTTTCTTCCTGATGAAGATGTATGGATGCAAGAGTTTAACAATGCATGGCCCTCTACCGTCAGTAATGATAGCGGTACATGGCTATGCCCTAGACAAGACGTAGAAACGTTTGTGTATAGAATGGATGTAGAGCCAGTTAAACTAAAAAGCAATTGGAAGATACTAACCCCGATTGATATGAGTTTTGACTTCAGTTGGAGACCAGACCCACACAGCCCTCCTTATATCTATACATGGGGTAACAAGTATATCCCCGCTGAGATACAACCTACATTAGAGTATCACGTAGAGGGTGCAACTGATAGAAAGTACATGGGTGATGTTAAAGTAGTTCCGCAATGGTCGTTGTGGAAAGAACTAATACCCGTAGACAAAGATACGTTTGACTTCACATGGCGTCCTGATCCACGTGAGCCTGCGTTCATATATGTATGGGGTAACAAGTATAATAACGCAGAGCGTGAGCCTACGATAGAATATCACACGCCGGGTGCTACTGAAAGAAAGTACATGAACGATATATTAGCTATTCCGTTAGCTGATATGAGTAAGTACAAAGAGATTCTTCCTGTAGAATCGTTTGACTATTCATGGCGTCCTGATCCATTGAGTCCACCGTTTATCTATGTGTTCGGTAATAAATGGAATGATGCGACCGTAGAAGATACGCTAGAGTATAGAGTACCGGGCGCAACTGAAAGAAAGTATGTAACAGACGTAGTTGCTATCACAAAGCCTGAAGTCGAACGATGGAATAACATGAATGATGAATCGTTTGATTACTCATGGAGACCTAATCCATTCAGTCCTCCTCAAATCTATCAGTGGGAACACAATGGACCCTGCTATACAGTAGAGGGTGCAACAGATGTAGTGTTGATGGAATACTCTATCGAGAACAGTATCAGCAAGGTTAACAAATACTACATTAAGACTGATATCACAGACTTAATCAACGAACACTTAGACGAAGTATTCTGGGCGTTGAACCCTGACTTGAACTATGATAGTTTTGACTTTGATTGGAAGCCCGACAGCGAAAACTTTAGACACATAAACGTATTTGGTAACTCAGAGAACAAGAACACACAAACGTATTTTGTGAACGGTCCTATGTACAAACTAGGACACAAAGAACTTAACTACGTAGAAGATAAACAGTTAGAACTAGAGACTAACGTGAGTATGTTCTATGTTGATAGGGGATTGGGTAGAGATAGATTTGACAGTCTCAAAGAAAGATACCCACAACTACAACGTACACGATACTTGAACAGTTGGGTTGAAACGATTCAACGATGCTGTAACAAATCAGAGACAAAACTATTCTGGGTATTGAATAGCGAGATTGATTACACTGAGTTCAAGTTTGACTTCTACCCTAGCCCATGGCAAATGAACATGGTTCATGTGTTCGGAACACAATGGAGTCACTGGGGAACTACGTTCTTAGTGAACAAAGAAACGTTTGAAGAATCAACAAAGTATGTTAAGGTCATCGAGCATCTAAACATTCTTAACTTTGTAAAGAGTAAGCGCACTAAAGCCGTTGAGAAACTATATCCTACAGTATTGATTGACCATGAGAACGAGCATTCAATGACAGGTGATTACGTTGTTAAGTATGACACTAGTTATCTAAACACATTCAGAGAACTGTTGAAACAACTACCTGACACCCGTGAGCAGTATGTGTGGGTGATTAGTTCTATATGTGATTATAGTGGGTTCGACTTCACATACATTTGTGATCCATATGCTAAAGAACAACTACATGTGTTTCCTAGCAACAAAGAAAAGTTCGGCGATACATTCTTAGTGAATGTAAACAAGCTACGTTCATTGATAGACGAATTAACGATACTAGAAGACTATGACAAAATCAACTTTAACAATCACCAAAATGTTACGAGAATACCCTGTCCGATTATTGATGTATCAGATGACACACATTGTCTATCGATTCAACAAGAGTTTAAGTTTCCTTACGCAATCTTCCAAACTGAAACAACCTACGACAGAGGAGATAGAATTCTTAATCTATGGGAAAGAGATACTAAGAGCATCTACGTTACATCGAATGGCGCAAGTACTATTGTTGTTCCTAAAGAAGTAAGAGAGTTTGTAAAGAAAGAACTATACGATTACCCGTATATCAAAGTATCTGATAAATTAAGCCCTAGCAAACCTTTAGACATTGTGTTCTTTAGTAACGGGGAAGCATGTGCTGATGAAAACTATGAACACTTGATATTCTTGACTGCTGGGTTAGACAATAGAGTAGTAAGAGTAGACGGAGTACAAGGTCGTGTAGCTAGTCAACACGCCGCTGCTAATGCAAGCGAAACACCGTGGTACTTCTTAGTGAATGCTAAACTTAAAGTGAATGATAAGTTCGACTTTGATTGGCAACCCGATAGACTACAGATACCCAAGCACTATATCTTTAGAGCAACTAATCCAGTCAATGGACTAGAGTATGGTCATATGGCTATGGTTGCGAACAACAAGAAACTAACATTAAACACTAACCCAGTAGGCTTAGACTTTACTATGGATAGTGAGCATGAGATTGTTGATATCAATTCAGGTATTGCTATGTATAACTCTAGTGCATGGGACACCTGGCGTACAGCGTTTAGAGAGACATTGAAGTTGAAATACTACAATGAGCACAACAACGACCTAGAAGCTAAGTTCAGACTAAGTTCATGGATTAACATGGGTGACGGGGAGTTCGGAGAGTTTAGTACTATGGGTGCGTTAGATGCATGTAGATACTATGAGACTGTTAACGGAGACTTTGAACAGTTGCGTAAGAGTTACGACTGGGCATGGTTGAAAGAACATTATACAAAACTGCATAAATAATGCATGACATACTTATTTTGGATCGTTATTGCAGGGATTGTCAGTGGCGCAATCTACTGGATCATGGACTGGAAACAGCATCATCCAGACGGTGAGTAAACGGGCAAGTTACTATTGACAGTATTTAGGTACTGTGATATATTATGGGTTATTGCTGTATGAAGCAAAGAGAAAAGTGTTCTGGACGCGGGTTCGACTCCCGCCAGGTCCACCATAAGGAAGTTTAATGAAAGAATGGATACTAGAATGGATACTTATTGGTTTGTTTTATTGTCTCATCTATATTGGTTGGGGGTTTGAAATTGCCAAAAAATGTTATTATGTGTTGTTTAGAATACCACACATAAAACTCAATGATAAGTTTCATCCAGTCTATAGAAAAGTTTTCTTATGATGGGCCTGTCATGGTTTCGACAGGGCAAAGAGTAACAGAGTGGACAGCACATCAGCAACGATGTAAAAAGAAGAAAATAAAGTAAACGCAAATGACGAAAGTTTTGCATTAGCAGCCTAAACGCTGCTTAGGGTAAGAAATACCTCGTAACAGAAACTCAGGACCTGCTTCGGCAGGTTTCCTTTTGTCAACGGGATAGATAGCTAGTGCGTTGTATATGTATAAGGAAATCTTATGCAACACATTATCGTTAAACCAAAAGAACATTCGGACAACAAACCTCCGAAGAACGAACCCATGAACTTCTTTAGAGTATGTTCTAAGGGCTGCCCGAACTGCGACAAGAAACGAATGGGTAAATGCTCTTGTCACTAAATAATGGATGAGAAGTCAGTTTGGCAGCGAAACATTTAAAAATCGATTAGGATATTATCAAGTTGGTCACTTGAAAATTAAAAATGCCCACAGGGCAATGGTTCTAGCAAAGAAACTGAAACTACCTCGCCCGGTCTGGAACTTCAATGAAGATGTGTTCAAACTATACGACTGGTCAACTCCTATAGAAACATCTTTGGATGACTTATATAAGATTCGTGCCCAACAATTACGCAACGAATATGATTATCTGATACTTAACTTCAGTGGTGGTAGAGACAGTATCAATATATTACTGACATTCTTAAACAACAACATCTTCTTGGATGAGATTGTTATGAACTATCCGTTCCCTATGGAATCAGGATTCAACAATAATGACACATCATCAAACAACAACTTTAGTGAAATTGAGTTCGCTGCTAAAGTCATATTAGACAAATACAAACATCTTATCGACCCTAGAACTATCATTCGATATCAAGACTTAGCAGAGCCTAATCTTAAGATACTTGCGAAAGATGATTGGTTCGATATATTACCAGCACATACATCGTGTACTGTTACTAGCCGCATGGCATCATACTTGTATGACGAGAAAATCATTGACTTGGCAATGAATCAAAAGAGAGTGGCTAGTATTCTAGGGATAGACAAACCACGTGTGCTATACGAGAATGGCACGTACTTCGCTAGCTTCTCTGACTTACCTATGCATGCCGTAACTTATCCTTCATTACCTGAGCATAGAGAAATGGTAGATAAGTACATCCACCCTGAGCCATTCTATTGGACTCCTTTCTTACCTGAACTTGTAATTAAACAAGCACAAGTGATTGTCTCTGTGTTAGACATTGATCCGGTACTTAGGGATGTTATAAAAGGTACAATGACTAGTAATGACAAGCACAGAGATATGATGATTAAAGAAAGATTGATGTGTGACTATCTCTACTCAGACGGTGAGCAAGTATGGCAAACAGAGAAGCTATACGGAAACATCTTCCGCCCACTCGACAGGTGGTTCTGGGAGTTAGCGCCCGATAAAACAAAAGCAAATTTCATGGATGCACTACGACAATTAAGTGATATGACTGATAGTAGTGAATTTGTTGATGGTGATATTATTAATGGTAAGAAGCCACACTTCAGCGGCAAATACTTTCTAAAGAGAGTAGTGCATGATTGATAGAAGTTCACAACTATACCAAGATAGATTGGGGCACTATACAGTAGGAGATATTCGAGTCAGTGATGCGTCAGAAGCATTGTTATTAGGTACTCGTCTAGACACCGATCCGGTATGGCACTTCTGTGAAAATGTATTCAAGTCTATTGATTGGACTATCCCCATCGACATGTCATTGGATGCGTTGTATGAAATGAGACTCAGACAATTGCGTAACACATACGACCATCTTGTGTTGTATTTCAGTGGAGGCGCAGACAGCCTTAACATTTTGTTAACTGCAATCAATAGTGGCATTCACATTGATGAAATCGTAATGTACTATCCGTTCCCGCTACAGAGTAAATTCAATAAAGAAGATACATCAGGGGATAACAATTTCAGTGAGATTGAGTTTAGTGCGAAGCCCTTGTTAGAGAAGTATAGAAATCAGATACCAAACACACTGATTAGATACTCTGATATTGCAGACGCAAACTTTAAACTGTTAAGTAACGACAATTGGATTGAACAAGCACCCAATCATGGTATGACTGTATCAAGTAGAACGGCTTCAATTGCAACAGATCCTAGACTAGTTGAGTTAGCGATGCAAGGTAAACACGTTGGGTTGATATTTGGAATTGATAAGCCTAGAATTAGCTTTGACAAACTACTCAAGTTGTACTACTGTAGTTTCATAGATGTTACACTGCATCCATTTTCAACACCATATCATAGCGAATCAAAACAACTCCTAACAGAGTTTGTACACTATGAACCTTTTTACTGGACTCCCTATTTACCCGAATTAGTAGTGAAACAAGCACAGGTTATAGTAGCATGTACGCAGACAGATGCAAAACTGAAACACTTGATTGAAGTTAGCACGGCAAACACAAGACTCCTTAGAGTAAAGGAAGAATTGATATCTACCTATCTATACTCAACTGTACCTACTTGGCAGACTGACAAAGCAACAGGTTCATTAGTTAGAAGTTTAGATTCATGGTTCTGGGATTATGCAACGGATAAAATGAAGGACAACTATAGAGATGCAATTAATTATATGGGTACCAATTGCAAGTCTAAGTATTTCATAAACGATGACATATTACAAGGTAAGAAACCACATATCTCTGGTAAGTATGTGATAAAGAAAGTTGAAGGAAACTAATGAGCAACGATACAGCAAAGTTTTTAAATTCACGCCGCCGTCACAAGACCGACGTTCATATCGCAAGACAAGTAAAAATTGCCAAACGATCACACACAATGGGAACATCACGTTCTATCATTGAACGAGAGCCACATAGAATGGCTAAACGTCATGCAATGGATTGCGGTAATCCAAAATGCTATCTGTGCGGCAATCCTCGCAAAACACACAAAGATAGATTGACAGCGCAAGAAAAGCGTATGTTCCAAGATTTGGACAAACTGACTGACAAACACAGCAACGGTTTACCAAAAGACGTAGAATGATTTAAGTTTTTACGTTAAACTACCCACATAAATATTACTTCTAATATTTTAGAACTTTTTAAAAAGGAAAACACATGAAGAAATTCGCATTAGCGACACTATTGGCAGCATCAGCAATGACTGCATCAGCGCAAGTTACTGTAACTGGTAAGATTGCAGAGTATTTTGATTCCACTACTAAAGGTGGCGTATTAACTCACTCAGTTGGCGCAGACCCAACAAGCAACATCGCATTCCGCGGTGAAGAAGATTTGGGCAATGGCTTGAAGGCACGTGCATTCGTTGACACCAAGATTTTAGCTAACGATCCAAAAGCAACTGGTAACACGACACAGTTAGGTGACCGTGAATCTACAGTTGGTTTGGCAAACAGTTTAGGTAGCATCGACTTAGGTCGTAGCTATCACTCAGCATTCAATACATTGCGTTTCACTGATACATTCGGTGCATTGTACGCATCTACAGCGGCTGACTTGCATCAGTTCCGTGACAGCGGTCGTTTGTCAAACGGTACATTCGTTAAAGCAAACTTGATGCCTAACGTAACAGCATCTTATGAGTTCAGCCAAAACGTTCCTGGCACACCTGATACTAAATCATATGGTGCAATCGCAAACGTTGCAGGTCTTAAGATTGATGCATCACATTGGCAATCAGACAATACTACACACGACAAGACAAACATCTTGGGTCTAGTGTACATGTTGCAAGACTATCGTTTGTCAGCTATCCGTAGCACAGACACAACAGCAGGTGTTAAGTCAGAAGCACTATCATATGGTGTTGCGAAGCCAATCACTGGCACACCATTTGTCTTGAAGGCTACAAATGGTAAGAAGAATGAAGCTGGTGTAGGTGATACACGTGCTTACAACCTAGGCGCAGATTATGTTTTCAGCGCACGTACTACAGCACAAGTAATGTATCGTCATGTTAATGCCCCAGGCACAGCAAACGATATCAAGCAAGTTGCAGTTGGTATGATCCACAAGTTCTAATCTGAACTTTCTCAGTTAAAAGGCTCTTCGGAGCCTTTTCCCATAAATATACATAAAGGATATATTTATGTTTGCCATTGTAATGTGTTTAGCCATTGTTATTGCAAGTTTTGCATTAGCATGTATAATTGTAAGTTCTAGACCACCGAAAGCTAAAGATGACGTATGAAGAATATTTTGCCAATGTAACGTACAAAGCAACCTATCATTTAGGTGATAGAGTGTTGGGTAGATATGAGGGCATACCATTCATCGGCACAGTCGGAAACGACAAACAGCTTAATGAAACTGATGGTCCCTTCATTACAGTTCATTTAGATTTGCCCATTAAGATTGATGACGTTGTAAAAAATGTTATAATAGTCAAACACGAGCAAATCAATCGTTTGAAGGAATTTGCGCTAGAGGCTCATACAGGACGAGCAGAAGATTCTAAACCTTCTAGGAGTGGGTTCGATTCCCACGTAGCGCACCAAAAACCCAAGAAGGTTGCTAAAGAAGTCACTAAGACAGAATCTTTACTTGACCGACTTAAAACACTTAAAGGAAAAACTAATGTCAGTAACACTAAAAAATCTGGAAAGCGCATTAGCCGGTGAGTCAATGGCTCACATCAAGTATCGCTACTTTGCGAAACTTGCACGTGCTGAAGGCTTTGAAGAAGTAGCAAAGCATTTTGAACATACAGCAGACCAAGAGATTCTACACGCATGGGGTCACTTGGAATTGTTGATCGGTAAGCCAGACACACGCAAATGCTTAGAAATGGCAATCGAAGGTGAAACATACGAATTTACAGAAATGTATCCTCGTATGCAAGATGAAGCATGGCGAGAAGGTAATGATGCAGCCGCACAAGAAGCGATGGATCAAGCTGCCGAATCTAAAGAACATGCAGAACAATTCAAAGAAGTTCTAGCAAAAGCAGAAAAGCGTTTCACGGCTTTGAAGAAAGTTGAAGAACGTCACGCTAATGCTTACAAACAAGTACTAGGAGGTCTATAATGGAACACGTATGCGTAGTATGCGGTCACGTACATGACGAAGCCACTGAAGGTAAATGGGAAGATTTGCCTGAGACATTCGAATGCCCTGAATGCGGCGTAGGTAAAGAAGATTACGAGGCTATCTGATGGATATGGATAATGCAGCAGTATTCTTGGCAGGTACTATCTTGTATGCTTTAGGCATCTTGATAATCTTGTCAGCAACAATTATTGCAAACAACATCATCCATAAGTATTGGAAGAGTTTCGGTTGGACATTCATGTCTTGGGTGCATCAAGAACCACCCCGATTCATGACGCCGGAAGAAGAAGCAAAAGTTGCACCTACACTAGACCCAGTGAGCGGTGTAGCACACAAAACCAAATGATTTATATGGGGCTAGTCCCCATATAAATACAATGTCAATATAGGAGAAACAAAATGACACAACAATAGATTGAATTTGCATGTAAAGAGGTAGTCTTCCACTTTAACAAAGCACACTTACAAGACGAGACCATTCCCATGTGGGTCTTAAAATTTCATGGCGAAACGTACTATGTCAATCATGTAGACGCACAGCTACCATGGAGTACAAAAGAAACTCCCGACAATCCAAGTACAAAAGGGTCAATCAAGTTCAAAAATGCGTTGGTTACTATCAATGAACAGAACGAAGCGACCTTGACAGAATTAACAATCTTTGATAAAATACGTTTGCGTAACCAGAAGTTAGGCATAACTCGTATTATGTTTACACCTGGTTCTAAGATACACGAAGCATTGAAACGTAACGAATTTAAGCATAGTCCATTCAAAACTATCTCAGCACCTTGTACAACTACATACATTATTTGTGATATGTTGAAGAAGGAAGAAGTTACATTTGCCGCATTGAAGTATGATATGTTTAGGATTGTGAAAGAAAATGAGTATTACTACAAACATTATGATGAAACGAAAGGTAGCAGAATCCAAGCAGACTACTCGGACCCGGACACCCCGTATGAGTACAGTTAAACTGTTTGTCAAGAGCGCAGACTTTAATGAAGTTTTTAAGCATATCACTATGAGCGGGGTAAAGTACTACCCTGTTCGTAGATGGGCTAATTTTGAACCGTTATATACTTCCGGGTACAAACTTGAATTAGAAAAGGATCATTCAATTGTGCCCTTTTTGATACTCAAATTTGACCTAAAAGTTTTAGATTGAGGCGGTTTGTGTTATAATAAATACATTGCTAGATAGGCTAGCAGTTCTAACACTCTTTAAACAATATGACCTTAGAGTGTGGTCAGTAAAAGGAAAATATGATGTATGAATCAAAGCTCGTGGCGAGCCTAAAAGCCAATGGTAAAATTCTCCGCGAATTTAAAGACACTGTTTATATCCCCTTCGGATCAGAATACAGTTTTCTAATCAAGAACCTCAACACAAAACGAGCATTAGTTTACGTTCACATCGACGGTGAAAGTGTAATTGAGAATGGTCTAGTTCTTAACGCAGGTCAAGAAATTGATTTAGAGCGTTATGTCAAAAACGGTAACTTGTCTACCGGCAACAAATTCAAATTCATTGAGCGCACAAGTTCTATTGAGAAGCATCGTGGTGCTAAACTAGAAGATGGGTTGATCCGCATTGAGTTTCAGTTTGAAAAAGAACACCCAATGCAAGCATTCTTTGATAACAACAAACTTAAATTTGATAACTATTACTCAAAGAGTATCACCCGTGGTATCAGTGGTTCTACTGGTGATTGGGCTGTCCCGATGGGCGCAACTTATTGTGCTACTAACATTAGTGGTAGTACTACATGTAGTGATACGTCAATGGATAGTAGCTGGCTTACTGCATCAGGCGCAAGTCTCAATGCAACTGCACAGTCATTGAATGATGTTGGCATCACTGTGCCTGGTAGTCAGAGTAATCAAAAGTTCACTACAACTACAATGGGTGTGATGGAAGCTGAAACACACAATATCATCTTCAAGTTGCTAGGTGAGACAGAGGACAACAAGCCTGTGTTGCAACCAGTGAATGTAAAGATGAAGCCTAAGTGCAATACTTGTGGTAAGCAAAACAAAGCAACAAACAAGTTTTGCAGTGAATGCGGAACAAGTTTAGAACTTTTTGCTTAATTGACATGCATACCCTTTTGTGTTATACTTAGGGTATGCAAATACAAACTTCTCTTGACTGGAACGATGTCCAATCTGAATTGCGAAAGCAAGTTGGGCAAGTTCCTTATAATCCAGACTTGTGGCGAATGCTGAATAACATTAGTCACATGGTCTCAGAATTGAGTTCTGCCGAAGTTGAGACAAGACGCATCAATAAGCCTGAGTACAATCAACCAATGGTTGATAAGATAAACATTGCTATCAATCACCTTGAAAAGTTATTACTCGTTGCAAAACTAATGAGTTAGTATTACTTTTGAGGTTGACAATAAATCCAAACAGTAGTATACTTACAGCATGAAAATTGAAATTACATCTCGTTCAGCAGTCCGTAGAATTACGATTGACTTAGCCACTAAGTTCTTACGCAAGGAACTTAAACTAGAAAAGAGTACTTTCGAATTAAACATTTACACTGTCCCCCGTCTACGCAAAGAAGATGGGTTCAACGGGATGGTGTCTCAGACAGGTCCCCGTGAGTTGACTATGATTCTTGACAGTCGCCTTGGTGAAGGGGACTTGATTCAATGCGTAGCACACGAAATGGTTCACGTGAAGCAAATCGCAAAAGGACAACTTACATTAGACCGTCGCAACAATCAACGTTGGTTGGGGCAAAAAGTCAACACCGTATACCATGAGCGTCCTTGGGAACAGGAAGCATTTGCCCGTGAGCGTTTGCTAGCATCACGTGCCCTAGCATTCGCTGAAAAGGAAATGGGTAAGACGGTCAAAAAACTTTTAAAAAATGTTTGACAAAAAATCCAGTCTAGCATATAATACAGATTCTTAAATTTTTTCATCGACATTAACAACAGGAGTTAACACAATGTCAAAAGCAAGTGCAGTGAGCGACAATCACACAATCACAGCTATTCAAGTAGCCCGTTCTTTGAAACAAGCTATGAAAGCAAAACGCCCCGTATTCTTGTGGGGTCCTCCCGGCATCGGTAAGTCTGACGTTGTTCAGCAACTTGCTATGGAAATGTCAGCTACGAAAGAAAATCCAGAGGGCTTTAAAGAAGCTATGATTGACTTGCGTATGGCACAGATGGAACCCACTGACATTCGTGGTATCCCATTCTTCAACAAAGACAATGGTAAGATGGATTGGGCTGAGCCAGTTGACTTGCCAAGCGAAGAATTCGCAAGCCAGTACAAAACAGTCGTGTTGTTCTTGGATGAAATGAACTCAGCATCCCCTGCAGTTCAGGCAGCAGGTTATCAACTTATCTTGAACCGTCGTGTTGGTAAGTACGTATTGCCTGATAACGTTGTTATCGTTGCGGCAGGTAACCGCGACAGTGACAAGGGTGTGACATATCGCATGCCGATGCCCCTCGCTAATCGTTTCGTTCACTTGGAAATGCGCCCTGACTTCACATCTTGGCAGCAATGGGCTGTGAATCATAACATTCACAAAGACGTTGTTGGTTATTTGTCTTTTGCAAAACAAGACATGTACGACTTTGATGCTAAGTCTAGTTCACGTGCATTCGCTACACCTCGTTCATGGTGTTTCGTTAGTGACCTATTGAATGACGAAGATAACATTGATACTGATTCATTGTTCAACTTGGTCGCAGGTGCAGTTGGTGAAGGTCTTGCAGTTAAGTTCGCCGCACACCGCAAAGTTGCAGGTAAGATGCCCGACCCTCAAGATATCTTGAGTGGTAAAGTTAAAGACTTGCAAGTGAAAGAAATTTCAGCAATGTATTCTTTGACAATCGGTATGTGCTATGAGTTGAAAGACTTGGTACAAAACAAGAAAGTTGACAACAAGAAGTTCCATGAAATGGCTCAAAACTTCTTTGACTACATGATGAACAACTTTGAAACTGAGTTGGTTGTTATGGGTGCTAAGATTGCTCTCAAGACTTATGAGTTGCCAATCGAACCAAGTCAGTTGAAAAACTTTGACGAGTTCCATAAGAAGTACGGCAAGTACATCGTGGACGCAGGTAACTAATAAATTTGGTCAACATTTAGTTGACTCCCTCGGAGCCGAAAGGTTTCGTTTACAGGGTGAGGATAGCAATGTTCTCACCCTTTTTTTCTAAAGATATTGACAAAAAATAGCATTTGTTGTATAATACGCTATCAACAACAAAAGGACACAAAATGAGTGCAGTGATTGACAAAGCAAAAACTAAAAGCAAAAAGAGCCGTAGTGATAAGTTTGATAAATTGATCGGACCCACTGATTCACGAGTTGACCATGACGCACGTGAGCGTTTGGTGACAGCACGTATTGGTTTGCTTTTGCGTCATTCATTCTTCGGCAATTTGGCTACTCGCATGAAACTTGTCAACGCAGACGAGTGGTGTGCAACAGCGGCAACAGACGGTCAAACATTCTATTACAATAGCCGCTTCATTATGATGTTGAAGCCTAAAGAAGTTGAGTTTCTTGTAGGTCACGAAGTGTTGCACGTTGTCTATGACCATATGGGTCGCCGCAATCATCGTGACCCTCAAATCTGGAACATTGCTGACGACTACGCAGTTAACGCCGACTTGAAGCGTCACAAAGTTGGTCAGTTCATCACCACAGTACCTTGCTTGTATGAGCAAAAGTATGATGGCAAGCCAGCTGAGGAAATCTATGATGACTTGATGAAGAATGTTCAAAAGATTGATATGGATCAATTGATTGACCAATTGCTTGACGACCATATGGATGGTGATGAAGGTGATGGCGGCGAAGATGGTGACAAAGAAGGCAAAGGCAAGCGCCCTCAAATGTCACAGGAAGAAAAAGACCGTATTCGTCAAGAAGTGAAACAAGCTATCTTGCAAGCGGCACAATCTGCCGAAGCAGGTACATTGCCCGCAGGTGTTGAACGTCTAGTACGTGATATCACTGACCCGCAAATGCCCTGGCGTGAATTGATTCAAACAAACTTGACTAGTGCTATTCGTACTGACTATTCTTGGATGCGTCCAAGTCGTCGGGGTTGGCACATGGATGCAGTTATGCCCGGCATGACACCGGGTGAAGAAATTGACGTTGTTGTTTCCCTCGACATGTCAGGCTCTATTAGCAACAAACAAGCACAAGCGTTCTTGGGTGAAATCGCAGGCATGATGGATGCATTCGATGGCTATAAAGTTCACGTGTTCTGCTTTGATACACGTTGGTACAACCCTCAAGACTTCACTAGTGAAAATCTTGACACTATCGACACATACGAACCTCAAGGTGGTGGTGGTACTGACTTTGATGTTATCTTTGATTACTTGAAAGAGATTGGAAATGTACCTAAACGACTTATTGTGTTTACTGATGGCTACCCTTGTGGTTCTTGGGGTGACCCCGACTATTGCGATACTACTTGGATCATTCATGGTGATAAAGACCCGCATCCCCCATTCGGTCAGTTCGCAATCTATGATGAAAAGTAAGGAGTAATATGGAAGCGTTATCTATACTAGGTGAAACATTCGGAACACTAATTCTAGTGGGCGGAGTTGGTGCAGTTTTCTATGCGTTCTATCGCATCTTGAAATTTGCATTCTCCGCAGTGAAAGAGAATGACGATTGATTTTTGAGAGTCCAGACGGGGGTAAGACAGTTTACTCCCGTCAACCTGGCTCTGTGGAGAGGGAATTGCATTACGAAAATGATGAAGTCCGAATAGCACATCGCTGGACTAAGTTTGAAGATATAGTAAAACTTGCTGAAACTGAACCTGCTTTGAATGATGCAATCAAGCAAGTGGAAATGCTATACGCATTGTTAAAGGATAAGTAATGGACACCTACATTGCTATGTGGGACATGTATGGTCTTGAGTGTTTGTTCAATGTCACTGACTGGCATAAGAAAACTACTTGGGCAGTACTGACTGAGAAAGAAAGTCCGCAGGCTATAAACATTAACATGATGATGATTCGGGCTAGAATGAATAGCCAACGTTGTTATGAGATATATTCGTTTCAAGCCGATGAAGCCGTAACAGAAGAATCTATTCGTCAATCATTCAAAGATAACCCACAGGCTATTGTTGATATCATTCGCAAACAAGGCAACAAGATATACAGTGACCGAAGTGCGACAGATAAGCAGGTGATTGTATGAATGTGAATCCTGTTAAATGGTTTAGCGTCAGAGAACTAGACAAAGTACCGCCACATTTCATAAAAGCATCCACACCTATCAGCGATAAAGCTAAACTTTGGGTAATAACAAAACTTGAAGGTCGCTACGCTATCGCAGAAGGTGATGGCCCTGATGATTTTCTACTCATATCACCTCAATACATCTTCTTTGAAGACCCATCTGAAGCTACAATGTTTGAGCTACGATGGGCGGGTAGCAAATAAATTCAGCTACTATAAAATCATATTAAATAATTAAAATATAGAACCTTAAGGAGATACTATGAGTTTTTTAAGACATATCGGTAAGATCGGTGACAGAAAAGTTGCTATCGTTTTTCGTGAAGTGCCCGGAGAGCCACACATGGCTCTTGTAACATACACTGAATCATTGAATCGTCACATTCACGATCCTATGATGCAATGTATTGAATCTGATATTGGTCAGAACAGTCAGAATCTAGCAGATGCATTGAACCGTACACATACTAATGATGGCAAGTATATCTTGCAAGTTCTACACGCAGAAGGCTTGTTGAAGAAAGTGCAGACTAGTCAAGTTATCGTTACACCTAACGCTAATACAAAGATTAAGTTAGATGAATTGAATAAGATTTTAACTGAAATGGAACAAGGTGAAACAGCAGTCAAGCGTTTAGCTGAGTTGGATCAAAGTCGCGGCTTACAAGATCCAGCAGATGTTGCACGTAGAATCAGAGACAGCCAACAACCACCGGTCACTGGCATTCAGTCATCAGATGGAGTAATGGGTGATTCTGCATTAGCAAACAACTTATTAAGTCAAGCACAACGCATGGCAAATGAAGCAAAAGGTTTGTTAGCTGAAAGCGCACGATTAGAACAACAAGCAAACGAAATGCTAGGTATTCCAGTCACAACACAAACTACTGAGCCAGTCAAGCGTGGTCGCGGTCGTCCACCAGGAGCTAAGTCAAAGGCAAAAGCAACAGTCTAAGGCTTAAATGACACCAGAATACATCAGAAAATGGGAACATATTCTTGAGGATGTAGACAAAGTTAATGTACCAGTACAGTTCATTCGTAAGATAATTGTACGAATGACTGGAAAGAAACAACATACTATCAACATTCAGTCGTTGATGAAACAAGGATTAGACCCAGAGGAAATCGAAGAAGTAATTTCTCGTAAGTTACTTGAGTTAGATCCTTTGATTACTAGTTTTGAATTCGTTCTCAACGTAGAGAGTATCGCAGAAACCGTTCAACCACAAACAGATAAACTGCTTGGAAAATTATGAAGTTGATTATAGCCTTTGATCCTAACGGAGGAATTGGTTATGATAGTAGGTTGCCCTGGACTAAACTCCAGGGCGATTTACCAAGATTCAAGGAGTTAACTACTGGCAAGAGTATTGTCATGGGTCGCAACACTTGGGAAAGTTTACCAAAGAAGCCTTTACCGAACAGAACTAACTATGTGTTCTCTAGTATTCCACTAGATGGAGCAATCACACTCAGCGATCCAGTGTATCTAAGTTCAGTCTCAGACGCTTGGATCATCGGTGGTGCGAAAGTAATTGAATCATGTTGGGATTATATTGACGAGATACATGCCTCAAGAACTTTCGCCGAATACACTTGCGATACTTTCATTGATTTAGTAAAATTAGAAAACGAATTCATGTGCTGGTTCAAAGAGGACTTCGCCGATCATTCGTATGAAATTTGGAAAAGAAAATGAAACAGTACTTAGATTTACTACAAGATATTTTAGATAACGGAGAAGTGAAAGATGACAGAACAGGCATTGGTACTATTAGTGTGTTTGGACGTAGCCTTCGCTTTGATTTGCGTGGATCTTTTCCCGCTGTCACTACTAAGAAACTTGCGTGGAATGCTTGCAAAGGTGAGCTTCTCTGGTTTCTTGAAGGGTCTAGTGACGAAAGACGCCTCGCAGAAATTACACATGGAACCTCAGACGGTACAGTTACAATCTGGACGCCAAATGCGCTTGCACCGTATTGGAAGCCTAAAGCGAAATTCGAAGGCGACTTGGGTCGTGTCTACGGTGTACAGTGGCGCAAATGGCAAACGCCGGTTACTCACAAACAAGAAACGTTTAAAGACGACTTCGGCAATCAGTATGGCAGGGGCGGGTCGATACACATCAAAGAGACGGATCAAATCGCTCAACTCATAGAAGGAATTAAACGAGATCCTAATGGGCGCAGGCACATCATTAATGCCTGGAACGTAGGCGAGCTAGACCAAATGGCGTTGCCACCTTGTCACGTTATGAGCCAGTTTAATGTGAACAAGAAAGGTGAACTAAGTTGTCACATGTACCAACGTTCAGTTGATGTATTCTTGGGGTTACCATTCAACATTGCTAGCTATGCATTGTTAACTCACATGATTGCACACGTGTGTGATTTGAAAGTCGGTGAGCTTATTATCAGTACAGGTGATACTCACATCTATCAAAATCACTTAGAGCAAGTTAAAGAACAACTTACTAGAGAACCTCTAGCGCCACCAACACTAATCTTAAATCCCACAGTCACTAACATCTTTGACTTTACAATGAACGATATTGTGTTGAACGATTACAAGTCTATGGACTCTATCAAAGCGCCGATGGCAGTATGAAGGGTTATATAGTCAAAAAAATATTGATGGGTGATGTAGATGACCCTGATTTGTATATAGCACAACCTATATACGAATGGCAACAAACGGAAGCAGGAAAGTATATTATGGCGAATAGCAATCCTGCTCCCGAGTGGCATCGAGGTATCAGCCACACTACATATAGCTATGAGTATGCAATCAAAGCGTACTTGACTCCAGAACAAATAACATTTTACAAGTTGAAATTTGAATGAACATTTTAGTAACAGGTGGACTAGGACTGATTGGTCACAATGTAGTTAAGAAACTACAAGAGCAAGGTCACATGGTGTCTATTGTAGATATCCAAACAAACTATGGAATAATTCCTCAGGAAGAAATCGATTATCTTCTCAATGAACGTTTAAAGAAGATTGAAGACGTAGGTGGATTGTATGAATACGATATATGTGATGCTAGACGTATGGATGAAGTATTCAACATTGAACAGCCTGAGATTGTAATTCACATGGCTAGCTTCCCGAGACAAAAAGTTGTCAATGCAAACCCTGCATGGGGAAGCAGAGTAATGAGCGAAGGCTTGCTAAACTTATTAGAAGCAAGCAAGAACTACGATGTTCGTAAGTTTGTTTATATCAGTAGTTCAATGGTATATGGTGATTTCAAAGATGATGTGAAAGAAGATTATGACTGCAAACCGCAAGGACAATATGGAATCCTCAAACTCGCAGGCGAAGCCCTTGTTAAAGATTATAGCCGTCGTGACAATCTTAATTATACTATTATACGCCCCTCTGCTGTATACGGTCCATTGGACGTGGAAGACAGAGTTATCTCAAAGTTCATCCTCAACGCTATCAGAGGAAGACCTATCAATGTTAACGGAGCGAGTGAAACTCTTGACTTCACGTTCGTTGATGACGCAGCCAACGGAATCGTTGCCGCAAGCCTCTCAGACAATACAGACAACAGAACCTACAACATCACCAAGTCGCACTCTCATACCTTACTTGATGCTGCTAAACTAGCTGTCAAAGTCGCAGGCAAAGGCGAGATTGTCGTCGGTGAGCGAGACTTAGACTTCCCTAGCAGGGGAGCATTGAATATTGATGCCGCTAGACGAGACTTTGGGTTTGACCCTAAAGTTGACGTAGAAGAAGGCTTTAAAATTTACTATGATTGGTTATCATCGAGTGAGTATTGGGGGAAACAATGAGTAATGAACAGAAAGCAACGAACGATGAGAAAGCGACAGCCCTAGTTCTTGCTCAGAAAGTCCTACAACACAACGGTCTTACGATGAATTATCGTGATCGGGCGTCACTGCACACTTTCATCGAACGCCTAAGCAACGGTGAAACTAGGAACAAGGTTACTATGCACGAATGCTTAAGAGTAGTCAACATTGCTCGTAGAAATCCCTAATTTTCTATAAATAAGAGCATGTTCATATTCGAAATCACCCCCAACTGGATCTTTCATGGATTATTCTATACTAGCGTAGTAGCCATGATTCTCGGCTTTGCTTTCGGTAAAGCTAAACTAATCAAACAATATGCCCTGATGCTTAAAATCTCAGGTGTTATTGGATTTGCTACTGCTACTTTCTTAGAAGGTGCATTATACGACTATAACGTAATGCAAGCTAGGATTGAAGAAGCAAAGCAACAGACGGCTGAGTATGAACAGAAGAACCAAGAGCTAAACAACAAGTTAGCCAAAAAAGCTACTGTAACTAAAGAAAAGATTAAGGTCAAGAAAGAGTATGTTACTCGCTACATTGACCGTGAAGTTACGAAATACGACAAAACTTGTGTAATTCCGAAAGAGTTTGTCAAAGCACACAATGATTCAGCGGAGAAAGCAAAATGAAAGTACTAATCCTATCAGCACTACTACTTGCAGGATGTACAACTCCACCTGTAATCCCTAAGTTCCCCGAAGCACCTGTTAAGGCTGGGGCGATGGAGAATTGCCCCGACCTAAAGAAATTAGAAGACGGGGCAAAATTGAGCGATGTTAGTAAAACCATCAACATCAACTATTCAACATACTACGAATGTGCTGTCAAATCAGATGTATGGATTGAATGGTATCAAATCAACAAAGCTAACTACGATAAAATCGGCAAGTAATTAATCTGCTGATGCGTTAGCACCGCACTTAGCACGTTTAGCCTGTGTCAATGCACCGAAGTTAACAGGCCATTCTTGTCCTGGATTCAACTCTTTTGCATTTGCAGGGAACTTATATTGTACACCTGCTTCTTGCATAATCTGTGCAATAGGGGCACGGAACTTAGTCAAATCATTACCCAAGTTAACATATGGCTTTGTGTGAGGGAATCTCCAACCAGCAACAGCTCCTGTTTGATTGTTGATTACAATCTTGTAGTAGCCGTGAGGAACAATAACGCCCTTACCGATTGATTCATCAGTAGCGCCATACATAGCTCCAACGTATACTGTATAGCTTTGGTTCGTTTGTACTGCCCAGCCACGTACTGAAGTTTCCAGTAACTTCCAGATTCCACGGTTTAGACTTCCATGCTGTGGATACATGTTTGTCATTAAAAAACTTTCGTATTCCACCATCTGATTGTAGGATAGGTCGCCATCCGGTGCCGCGTGTCCCTTGTCGTATCCTGTACCAGCATAGTCATCAGGTCTTGCACCTGTGCCGTTTAAAGACTGGTCAGCCACGAAGGCGTTTGTTCGAGGAAAGCAACCTAATGCGTTTTCCGGCTTCAATGTATACGCTACATAAGCTGGAATCTTAACTGGTGCATCATATGCAACTAGATAACCCTCACGGCAAATAGCTGTTGCTGTACGTTGAGTAGCTGCAAATCCATATGGACTATGAACTTGACATTGTTGTACGGGTAACGGGGCTCTCTGGTCCCATGCTTGTGCGGATAATGATACAAACATCACTAGTCCTGTTAGAAATTTATGCATAAATGCTCCTTAATAGTAGTATATTTATGCCCACAAAATCAAAACGGTTCAACCAACGATAAATATATCATAAGCGGAAATTTAACATGCCTTTACATACCCTAGAACTAATCAATATTGGCGACTTACCAAACGACGGTACAGGTGACCCGTTACGTGTTGCTTTTGACAAGATTAACAACAACTTTTCTAGTATTCCCCTATTGAATCAGGGTGGTCCTAACGGCGCAGTTCAGTATAACAACGATGGATTAAGCGGCGGCTCTGCAAACCTCGTCATCAACATCCCTGACAATCAGTTAGATGTTGGCATGAATGCTATGCCGCTAATCAGTAACACATATTCATTGGGTAATAGTTCTAACAGATTCTCTAACTTATGGTTGGGTAAGAATGATGCATTGCATATCGGTAACATTGCAATGTCAGAGAACTTCAACGTTATGAGTTTTTACCAGAACGGTAATAACCAAGTAACATGTGACTTGCAAGTTGGTAACATCTACGCTACTGGTGACTTGATCGCTATCGGTAACGTTACTTCTACTGGTAACATTGCTATTAACGGTGGTATCGGTTTGAACGGTGGTATTTCTATCAACTCGGCTAATATCACTACACAAGATAACACTGCTAACCAAGTTATCTATGAATTGCCTCATGCAGGATTCTCTACGGTACGATTCCAAGTAACGTCATCTGTTGTGGGTACTAACGATAGTCAAACTGCAACGATTGAAGTTACTAAACGCAATGACGCTATTAGAGTGCAACATGCTGTGTTCGGTACACTTTTCATCGGCAACGCAGTGACTAGGTATAACGTTGATATGGCGTATGGTAATCTACGATTGATGGTTTCTCCGATCCCTAACTTAGAAATCAATCACTTATTCTCATATCAGGCGGACAAACAATAATGAGAGCACATGAATTCTTAAACGAAGGTGGTCCAGCTAGAGCAAAGATGGACAAAGACCAAGAAAATGCTACTGGTACAGGTGGTAGTATCATTGCAAGAGATGAAGGTGGTTACGACCGCACATATCATCAGAATCGTTTAGCTATGGCTATGGCTATGGCTGATGGTAAATCAACTAAAGCTGTAAAGATGGATGTTGCTGGCCCAACAGAGAAATATAATAGCTATCATCCATATACTGACGAAGAACATAACATGATTCAAGCTGCTTTGAAGACTATTCCTAGCGAACATCACAAGATGGCAAAGCGCGGTAAGAGTTCAGAGCCAGATGATACTCATAAAGTCAGCCCTGTAATGGGATTCAAGGGCTATGACGAGCGCCCGAAGAAAAAGAAAAAATAATCGATATACGTCTATGACTAAGTAGACGTATGCTTATCGATATTAACAACACCCTAGACTTAATCAAACTCAAATTCTTCAACGAATGGCTTTACACTGCCCACATGTATGATGAGGGCGAAGCTGATTACCACAAGACATTGACAAAACAAATGGTCGAGACTTATGTAGATCCTTTGAATCTACCCAAAGACGCATTGATTTTAGACATGGGTTGCGGTCCCGGTTACTTCCTAGACGAGATGAAAGAACGTGGTTACACAAACCTTGTTGGAATCACATTGAGTCCAGAAGATACTAAGATTTGTGAAGCTAAAGGTCACACAATTAAACAGTATGATATGAGTTTCATCCCTCAAAAAGACGGATACTATGATGAATCAGTAGACTTCATTTTCTGTAGACATTCAATGGAACATAGTCCATATCCAATCATCACACTAGCAGAGTACAATCGCTTATTGAAGTTGAAGGGTTCATTGTACATGGAAGTTCCTGCCCCAGACTCTGACAGACGCCATGAGTATAACTCAAATCACTATAGTATCTTGGGTTTACGTCAATGGGATGCGTTGTTGTCACGTGCAGGGTTCGCAGTTGACAAGTGCAATACAATTGAATTTGATATTGAAATGCCCTCAGTCGAGACTGAAGGGGAGAAAGTACAGATGAAAGAGAAGTACTTTGTCTTTATGAATCACAAAAAGTGCCCCTTAGATATCAAGTAAGCTGATAAATACTCTATCGGAGAGTATTATGTCAGCAAATGGTATCGCACACTTATCTACAAAACAAGCTAAACAAGTTGCTAAGTTGAACTTAGCGCAGACAAAGCGCACGGCTGCCGGTACAGGGCATCGTGCGCTTCATACATATGATATCAACAAGTTACCTACGAAGTATTCAAATGATACACTAGTTGATAACGCAAATCCAAGTGGTCTACAGCAAGGCAGACCTTGGTATTAATATAATAGAGTCTCCCATTACTAAATAATTTTATGAGTGGAACACCTACCTTAATCAAGACTCCGTATGTAAAGACGAAGTACAGTACACAACAAGAACTTGATGACTTTATCAAGTGTTGTGATCCTGATACTGGTTATCTTTACTTCATGGACAACTTCTTCTATATTCAGCATCCAACGAAAGGTTCGATGTTGTATCACCCTTGGCCCTATCAAGAGAAACTAATCGAAACATATCACAAATATCGTTACAGTATCTCACTTATGCCTCGACAGTCAGGTAAGTCAACAAGTGCTGCGGGATATCTATTGTGGTATGCTATGTTTGTACCTGACTCAACAATTCTTATCGCTGCTCACAAGTACACAGGTGCTCAAGAAATTATGCAACGTATTCGCTATGCGTATGAGAACTGCCCTAACCACATCAAAGCAGGGGTTGTAACATATAACAAGGGTTCGTTGGACTTTGAGAACGGCTCTCGTATCGTATCAGCTACTACGACTGAAAACACAGGTCGTGGTATGTCTATTACACTTCTATATCTGGACGAATTTGCGTTCGTTCGACCAAGCATCGCCCAAGAATTCTGGACTGCGATTACACCGACACTATCTACTGGTGGTAAAGCGATTATCACAAGTACTCCTAACTCAGACGAAGACCAATTTGCTTTAATCTGGAAGGGTGCTAACAAAACAGAAGATTCTTATGGTAATCAAACCGAACTAGGTGTCAACGGCTTTAGAGCATACAGAGCGCACTGGAGAGAACAGCCCGGTCGTGATGATGAATGGGCAGACCAGATGAAAGCACAGCTTGGCGAGGATCGTTTCCGCCGAGAGATTGGTTGTGAGTTCATTATCGCTGATGAAACATTGATTGCACCTGCTATTCTAATTGAACTAGAAGGCAAAGAGCCTCTGTTCAGACAAGGACAGATTCGCTGGTTCAAGAAACCCGAGAAAGGCAACATATACGTTGTTGCGCTAGATCCCTCATTGGGTACAGGTGGCGACCCTGCAGCTATTCAAATATTTGAAGCAAACACAACTACGCAAATCGGTGAGTGGAAGCACAACAAGACTGACATTCCTAGCCAAGTTAAGCTAGTTGCACAGATTAACAAGTACATCGTTGAGTGTACGAATGAACCTACGAATCTTTACTACTCATTTGAGAATAATACGCTAGGTGAGGCCGCATTGGTATCACTAGCTGAGTACGGGGAATCAAACATCCCTGGTTCTTTCATGTCCGAGCCCGGAAAAAAGCGCAAGGGATTCAATACTACGAACAAATCTAAGCTAGCAGCTTGTGCGAAGTTCAAAACCCTAGTTGAATCTAAGAAAATGACTATCAATAGTCAAAGTCTTATCACCGAGCTAAAGAGTTTCGTTGCCCTAGGTGGCAGTTTTGAAGCTAAGATCGGTGATACTGATGATTTGGTCATGGCATCGTTGCTAGTTGTACGTATTTTACAGCAATTGAGCGAATATCACTACGATTTAGACAATTACATCAGTGACCATGAGGAATTCATCGCCCCATTGCCCTTCTTTGCTGTACTAAGTTGATAAATATAATATGTCCAAGAAACAAGAACCCCTACGTGTCGAATTAAGAAGCCTTTTGTCTAGAGGTGGCAGAGTTGTCACTAGTTTAGACAGTAACGGCAAAGCAGTTCCAGTCCCAGACGAAGCAGAAGTATTCCAATTCGACTTCATTAAGGACGGCGAGAATTACGGAAAAGTGTATGTAACCATCGACGGTCTACATCAGTTAGTAGTTTACTTTGATGACAAAGTAGCAAGAAGCCCTAAGAACGGATCTACCGATTCCGAATCATGGGAACAGTTAATCAGAACACTTAAGAGATTCGCTACTCAGAAGCAATTGAGCTTCCAACTTAGCGACCAAGACAATTTGGAAAATGATATGGCTAAAAGAGAATACACGAAGAAACAAGAGAAGGTATACGAGGGATATCATCCAATGGGAAAGAAAGCAAGTTACAATGATTCTGTCCCAACTACAAAAATGATTATCAAGCATAAGCGTAACATGGAAGAAGGTGAACAACGCTTCCGTCAAATTGAATCTATCTTCATTGAGAATTCAAAGGGTGAACGTTTTATGTTAGAGACAACTAAGCCAGGCATCGCACGTGTTTATGCAAGACATGTAGCCGAAGGTGGTAAAGTTAATGACGACCGTTGGAATCATATCAACGGCTTGTGTGAAGAATATAACAAGATGGCAGGCTTTGTTCGTGCTACTCGTAACGGACAATTCAATGAATCAGCGCAGCGTTTAGTTACTGAAGGTGTCGCACACTATCAAAAACTACGTGAGTGTTTGAGCAAGATGTCAGGTAAGAAAGGTTACAATACCTATTTTGAATCATGGACACCTTCATTAATGGAAGACGAAGAACAAGTTGACTTATCAGAAATGTTTATGTCTAGTTCATTAGATCCACGCATTGAATCAGTAATGCCTATCTTAAGCAAACTAAGTAAGAACTTAGGTGAAGCAAGAGACATGGAAGAAACTATTGCACTTGAAGCATGGGCAGATAGTTTAACTGATAGCAAGATGGGTCAAGCTAACATCGATGACGAAGATGAAGTTGAAGATTATGTTGACCCAGAAGAAGCCGACTATGGTGATGAATATCAAGATATGGTAAGTCGTGCAGGTGAGTTTGTTAAAGGTATTGACCAAAGAGCAGCCGCACGTAAAGCATACAAAGAAAAAGAACAAGGCGTTGCAGAAGATTTAGATAGTAACCAAAAAGCAGCAGGGCAATTAGGACCAACTGAGAAAGTAGGACCTAATGGTGCAAGAGGCAAGCTAGTTGGCGCTATGGAATCAACAGACCCACTAGCAAGACTACTCAAGCTAGCAAAATAAAAGGGTAAATAAACCTCACTAAATTGTGAGGTTTACCATATCTGGCATAAATACTATTGACGTAGACAGAAAGATTTGCTAAACTATCTTCTACGTTAGTTACACATTCCGTGTAGCGAATATTAAACAGAGACCATCTCAATTTTATAAGGAAAAATATCATGGCATCATTAGCAGAAATCCGCGCTCGTATTGCAGCGCAAGAAAACAAGTCAACTGGTTCAAGCAACCAACAATCTGACAACTCAGTTTACCCCCACTGGAACATGGACGAAGGTACTACAGCTAGTATCCGTTTCTTGCCAGATGGCAATCCAAACAACACTTTCTTCTGGGTAGAAAAGCAAATCATCAAGCTACCATTCAATGGTGTCAAAGGTGATCCTAACATCAAACAAACAATCGTGCAAGTTCCTTGCGTTGAAATGTATGGTGATAGTTGCCCTATCTTGGCAGAAGTTCGTCCATGGTACAAAGACGAGAGTTTGAAAGAAATGGCTAACAAGTACTGGAAGAAGCGTTCATACTTGTTCCAAGGTTTTGTTCGTCAAAACCCACTTGGCGATGACAAGACACCAGCGAACCCAATTCGCCGATTCATCATCAGCCCACAAATCATCCCAATCGTTAAAGCTGGTTTGATGGATCCTGAAATCTTAGAATTACCAACCGATTATCTACGTGGTCTTGACTTCAACATCAAGAAAACTACAAAGGGTGGTTACGCAGACTATTCAACAAGTAACTGGTCACGCCGTGAATCAGCATTGACAGAGGCAGAACAAGCCGCTATCGAAGCACATGGTTTGTTTGACTTAGCAGAGTTCTTGCCTAAGAAGCCTACTGCGGCAGAGTTGAATATCATCAAAGAAATGTTTGAAGCATCAGTAGATGGTCAACCATTCGACAACGAACGTTGGGGCAACTACTACCGTCCATATGGTTTAGAAGCACCTGCAGGTTCAACCGCGGCACAACCAGCAGCGCCAGCACAAGCTAGCGCACCCGCAACAGCACCCGTAGCAGAAGCTAAACAAGTTGAACCTTGGGAAGAAGATGCGGCAGAAGCAGCAACATCACCAATCGAAGTTCCAAAAGCAACTAGTGGCGATAAGGCTAACGACATTCTAGCAATGATTCGTGCCCGTCAAAACAAATCTGCTTAATTGAAATGGGAGGGGGAAACCTCTCCCCATTAAGGAGTATGTAATGACAATGCCAGATGAAAGATACCGAAGCCTCAAGCAAGGTAGAAAACTATTGGAAGAACTATGTGACCCTGGCAAAACACCTAGGGTTCCAAGCATAGTGCGTGACCGCGCACGAGGTGCATTGCGACACTTTCCATCTGATTATGAATTGGATTGTATGGCAGACAAATGCCCGGACATGCTTGATAAACAACCTATGACTGCGTACACTAATGTAGTGCATAGACAATAAGTATATTTAAGGAGAACGAATTGGGAAAACCATTTGACGTAAGTAAGTTTAGAAAAGAAATAACAAAAAGTATAGAGGGAATATCAATTGGATTCAACGATCCTACAGACTGGGTTAGCACAGGAAACTATGCACTCAATTATCTTATTAGTAGTGATTTTAACAAAGGCGTTCCTTTGGGTAAAGTTACTGTATTCGCTGGAGAAAGCGGCTCTGGCAAAAGCTATATTTGTTCAGGAAATCTTATCAAACATGCACAAGAACAAGGTATCTATGTGGTGCTTGTTGACTCAGAGAATGCCCTGGATGAAGTTTGGTTGCACAACCTCGGCGTGGATACGTCGGAAGACAAACTGCTCAAATTAAACATGGCTATGATTGATGATGTCGCAAAGACAATCTCAAAGTTCGTAGCAGATTATAAAACATTGCCACCAGAAGATAGACCAAAGGTCTTGTTCGTGGTTGACTCATTAGGTATGTTGTTGACACCAACTGACGTTAACCAGTTTGATGCAGGTGACTTGAAGGGTGATATGGGTCGCAAGCCTAAAGCACTTGCGGCGCTTGTTCGTAACTGTGTAAATATGTTTGGTTCTCTAGGCATCGGTATGGTTGCAACTAATCACACATACGCATCACAAGATATGTTTGACCCAGATGATAAAGTATCAGGTGGTCAAGGTTTCGTCTACGCATCTAGTATTCTAGTTGCTATGAAGAAATTGAAACTAAAAGAAGATGAAGATGGTAACAAGATTAGCGAAGTAAGAGGTATTCGTGCCGCGTGTAAGATTATGAAAACACGCTACGCAAAGCCTTTTGAAACTATGCAAGTTAAGATTCCATATGAAACAGGTATGAATCCATATAGTGGTTTGACTGACTTGTTTGAAGCCAAAGGTACGTTGAAGAAAGAAGGCAATCGCTTGACATACACAACCGAGAACGGTGAGATTCTTAAGTTCTTCCGCAAGGGTTGGGAATCAAATGAAGGCGGATGCTTAGATACAGTAATGAGCGAATACAAACCAGAAGTGATAAGTAGTGTTGAACCAGAAGAAGGAGACACTACAGAATGAGTTTAAGTACCATTGCAGAAGTTTGGGAAGTATTGCGTGAGCACATTGATTTTAATGACCGCATGGAAGCTGCGGATTCGTTGGTTAATTATTTGATGGATAGTAACTATGAAGTTGCTGAAATCAAAGATGAATTCAACGACAAAGATATCACTAAGGCTCTGAAAGGTTATGCTGAACAACACTTCCAAGAGGAAGAATACGAAGAATACGAAGAAGACCAAGACGAAGATAGTTGGGATTAAATGGCACATTGGCTAACAATCGTTTCAAACGATATCAGTAAACTACCTGACTTTATTTCACACTATGAGGCTGAACTCAGCCAAGCAAAGAATGACGTAAAGATTTGGGGCAAGGTTGAAAAAAACATTGCATCATTACCGGGTATCACTGAACAACGTTTCAACCAGCTTCAAGAAATTGAAGCCGTCTTGAATCATCTAAACATTCAACTTAGAAAGATTCGTAGGAAACACTTCCAGAAATATCTTGAGGCATACAATAGAGCATTAACTAGTCGTGATGCCGAAAAGTATGTTGACGGTGAGCAGGAAGTAATTGACTATGAAACACTAATCAACGAAGTTGCGTTTTTGCGTAACAAGTGGTTAGGTATCTTAAAAGGGCTTGATGCCAAACAATGGCAGATGGGTCACATAGTTCGATTACGGACAGCTGGAATGGAAGACATTTCCCTTTAACATAAACCTCGTATTGACACAGTACGAGGTTTTTGCTATCATATAGCATGTCAACTCAATATAAAGGAAAAGGATTTGTGCAAGTCACAGGATCTATGAATACTATGCCAAGCCTAACAACAGTACCATTGAGTACTATCAATCTCTCTAGTGCATCAGCATCAGCATCAAGCTGGCCGAGCAATATCTCACTATCGGGACAATCATACAATACAGTTTCGTTGGACTTAAGTGACTACAATCGTCACCCTGAAGTGAAGAAATACGAAGTATTTGAGTCTCCAGAAGATGTGATAGTTCTTGCCGCAACGTGGAAACGTTTACGTGACTCGGGTAACTACAGTAAAGGTATCTCTAAGTTGATGGATTATAATTTGTTCAAAGAGATTACTTCTGTTGATAGAACAAAGGCAGCAGAGATTAGAGATTACTATAGCAAGAAAATTATGATGTGGACTCTTAAGGGTCATCAGTTAACTAGCTATCGCAGAGACTTATCCAAGTTGATTCAAAATGACGGGATGATTTTGCGTGAAGACCAGTTCGGTATCGCATATCATCTACCTGCATTCTATGAGTATGACCAAGAGTTTGAAGAAATTAGATTGTCTACTACTCACACTAACTTAAAGACTAAAAGTACCGGTGTGGTTGAATTGCAACCTCTAAAAAGAATGTTCCGCAAAACTAGAAGCAACATGCGCCATGAATACTGGTTCAAAACAAAAAATGACGAACCAGCATTGATAACTCTATCAGTTAAGAATCCACTCCAACACATTTGGGATAAGTTGTTCGACAGCAACGACCCCTTACAAATTGACGCAACTATGATCCACAAACAAGCTGATGGTTTTGAGTACTATCTTGTGTGTGAAAAGTGGCAGTTGCAGGCTTGACAATAAATGGTTTTGGGCATATAATACTCTCATAGTTTAACAAAAGGAGTTTGTATGTCTTTCGAAAAAGAAACTGAACACAAATCAGCAGGCAAGTTTGCATGGTTCGCAGAACGTGACGCACGACTCCGCAGTGCAGTAAATAGTACTACTTTTTCAGAAGCACAAAAAATCAAAGCCGAACGTGTCAAATTGGCACTTGAGTTAGTATATCGTACTGAAAAAGTATACATTGAATTCCGCAAGAAATTTATCAGCGTGAAGATGATTAAGCCAATCGTTGCAGACCGCAAAGGTCTTGCATTGCTCGACATGTGCTACAAAAACGAAGGCTTAGAAAAATGTATTACTTCTCAGGGTATTACATATCGCTTGTTCAAGGCTTGACAAATAATCA